ACAACCGGTATCCATTTACCGGGCCAATCGCGCTTGTCTAACACCTCAAAACCGTTGGTTTTGCACCATTTGACGGTTTTAGCGTCTACTTCACGAGTTTTTATCGGCTTCAAACCCATCATTTCGGCCTGTTTGGCCTCGGGTGAGCCGGCCATCGCCGCGATATTGCCGTGATACTGGTTCAACGTCTTTTTTTCGTGCTGAATGTAGAAATACTCAGCAATCCGCACGGTATCTTGATTGATCCATGCGTTTAGCGCGCCGTCGCCCACGCCGTATTGCAGACTGGAGAGTGTTGCCGCGTCGGGGAACTGCCGTTCGTAGTCCTCTTTGGTGATTTCTTGGCAAATAAAACACCATTCAGCATCTGAACCGCACGGGTCTTGAATCGTCGGATCCATGTAGACGCTAAAACTGTCGCGGATACGCCCAATTCTGAGGTCCTGATCGAAGCTATTTTCGTTGCAGTATTCGGTCAGGATGCGGAAGTAACCCTCGCCAAACGTCACCTGGTTGTCGCACGCGGTGTCGTAGGCCACGTCGGCGTCCGAGATATACTCGATGTGCCGCACGATGCCGTTGAATATCTCGGCAACCTCAATGTCGGCTTTGTCATCGGCGGGGATAACCTTGCCGCTTGGTCTGTTCTGGCGCTGATCGTTGGTGACTTGCAGGACATGTTGCGGCAGCTTGTTGATGGTCAGGCAAGGTCTGGCGTTGATCGTTTGGCCTTGCACCGAGCCGCGGGTCGCCAGCACGTCAGCGGGCCACTGCCACTGGTTATCAGGGCTGGCGGCACGAAAGCGCAGGTCGTCCAGCTCATCCTCACGGGAATCCGAATACGCGGCGATTGCCATCGTTAGGCGCGTCCGCATGGTCGCCAGCATGTCGCCGTTGTCGCGGTCGGGCTTAGTGCCGCCTGACGCTACGGCGCCGGCTTCGTTAATCCCCGTGTCTTGATAGGCCACTACTTGCCTTTCTTTTTGCCCGCAGCTTCGCGTTTGACCGAATAGGCGATGGCAACCGCCTGTTTCACGGGCTTACCGGCCTTCACTTCCGCCTTAATGTTCTGGCGGAAGGCGGCTTTGCTTGGTGATTTGACGAGCGGCATATTAGCTTGCCGTGGTCACAGCAACCCAAGTGGTCGAACCGTCCGAGTTAACATACAGCCGGGTGCTAGTGCTTGAACCGTCCGAGCGCAGGTAGAGCGAACCCTTGGCCGCAGCGATCGTCGGTGCGCCGGAACCCAAAAACACGCCAAAGCTGGCGGTTGAGGTTGCCAACAGCGCAGCCGAGCCGCCCGCAGTGATTGCGGTGCCGCTAATCGCCGTGACGGTGCCGGTGCCGGAAACGGTCGTGCCGGTAACCGCGCCCGTTGACGTTACGGACGTAAACGAACCCGCCGCCTTGGTGGTGCCGCCAATGACGGTGTTGTCAATGGTGCCGCCGTTGATGACCTGATCGGTGTATGCAATACCGATTGAATTTTGATTTGGCATTTTAAGAACCCATCCATGAGTTGACTACGTTCGGAGACTGCGAAGAAACGCGTCGCACAGGCTCGCGGTATTCGCGGTGTGCAACGGGAAAAGCGAAGGTAACAGCCAGCGCGTCAGCAGCGTCCGGTGAGGCCAATCCACGACTACGCATTTCTTTTTTCCCCTCAAGGAAAATGGTGCCGCTGCTGTTAGGCTTCTTCATGGGGCCGACCAGATCGGCTTTTAGCTGACGGTCGCTCGGAATGGATGCTGTTTTCAGCCACTCCTTCATGGTGCCCCACATTTCAGCCCGCTTGTTGCCCCACATAATGGAGTTTTTGGCCTTCCAGCCAAAGTTTACCCCGCGTACCTTATAACGCTGCTCTGTCAGCCTGTCAAGTATCCCATAACCAAGGCCACCTTCGTCAATAATCGACAGCGTGGGTTTGAATTCCTCGATGGCGTCGATTACCCGCCCAACAATCGTCATGGTGTCCTCGCCCGAGTAGCGTTTGATCGCCACAATGTCGCGTCCTTGGCGCACCACCAGCACGGTCGAGTCAGCGCCGCCTCTGGCGGGGTCGATGCCTAATACGATCGGTGCCGTGGTGTCCTTCCAGCGGTCGCGGTTCATGGCATCCTCGACCAGCATGGGCTTGATAAACTGATCCTCGCCCGCGTCGGGGAATTCCCCATACACCTCGACCTTAGCCTGCGGTGAATCCTCGCCGTATTCCGCAATAATCTGCTCGTAGACCTGCTTGTCGGTGTCCTCGACGGTGCGCGCGTCGACACTGCGGGTATTCCAAAACGCCCGTTTGGCGTGGAAGCACTCAAAGAAGTAGCCTTCGTTGCGGCGCGGGTTGCTAAAGGCAAACCAATAGCGATCGGGTGTGTTCTCGGTAAAGAACCCGGCACCGACTTCCCATATTGGATTGGGTATGCCGCTGGACTCATCGAAGATTAACATCATGCCGTCTTGATTGTGGACACCGGCGTAGCTGTCTGGATTCTCCGCCGACCACAGTTTGCCTTCTGCGGCCCAGTAACGTGTGCCTTTCTTCAGGTCGCGCTCGACCAGCTCGCACAGCCACTGCGCCGGCACCAGCTTGGTTGCGCTGATCTCAAACCAGTGGTTGTTGATGGTCATCGCCGCCCACTTGGTCAGCTCGGCCCAGGTCACCGACCGTAACTGGCTCTCCGAGTTGGCGCTGATGATGACGCTGCCGCCGATGCGGGTGGTCAGCATCCACAGCACCAGCCAAGAGACTAATGCAGACTTGCCAATCCCGCGCCCTGATGACACCGCCTCCCGCAGGGTGTCCATCTGAATCTTGCCTTTGTTCCCTGCAATGTGCGCCTTGATGTCGCGCAGCACTTCCCGCTGCCATTTGCGCGGCCCTTTGAACTTGTGCAGCGGGGTGTTCTTCTGCCCCCACGGAAACGCAAACAACACAAACGCTTCGGGGTCGTCCGCAAGTGCGGGTGACCACAGCTCCACCATCAACTTCTGTTCTTCGTCTGACTTATATATGGGCTGTTGCATTTTGTCCTATGGACTGGGGGAAAACTTCGGTAGCTTGCCCTTCGATCACCCTTGCGCGGGCTTCTTCCAAGGCAGTCAGCACACTGATCTTCTGATAGACGTCCACACTGATTTCGGTTTTGGCCGTCCAACCATGCACATGCTGCAAGATCGCCAGGCTCGCTTTGGCGTCGCCGCCTTCAGACGCCTCGTTCAGTCGCCGGGCGGCTTGCAGTTCATTATCGGCCTTGCCCTTTTGTGCAGCCATCTCGGCCATTGGGTCAAATTGGCACAATTGGCGGTATTCCGTAGGCAGCATCCCCGCTGCCAACGCCAGTGCATCTCCTTTTAACCCTAAATTAGAAGCAGCATATATAGCGTTCAAACGCTGCTCGGTCGCCTTGACGACGCGGGGTGTGAATGGGAGTGACTTGAACATAGCCCGTTTATAGCACGACTGATTTCTGTTTGCCAATAGGACAATTTGACCTATTGCATGTGCGGGCAATGTGCGGGCAATGTACGGGCTGATGTGCGGGCTGATGTGCGGGCTGATGTGCGGGCTGTGGTTTGCAAGGCGTCTACATGCGTGTTTGCATTTTTTAAAAAAAATTGTTCGTGGGGGGTGCCGTGACCGACACGCCTAGCTCAAGGCCCTCCCTCCCCCCTCGATTCGGGCAAGCGGCACGCAGGCCACCAGCCACCAGCCACCGGGCACGCAGCCCGGCAGGCAGGCAGGCCGGCAGGCAGGCCCGCAGGCAGGCACGCGGGCAGGCACGCAGGCAGGCAGGCTGTTTGTATGTAGTTTGCTTGCATATTGTATTTTGCAAGCCGAATACATGCGTGTAGGCTTGGCAAGCATGGGTCATCTTGGCAATCTGGGCATACCGCGGAAAGTCGCTCCCAAAACGCGCAGAATTGACGCGTCAGGCTCATATATACCAAATACAAAAAATCAGACGTCTAACTATAAATAGCCAATAATGCCAATCTCCCCTATGATAGCGCGACGTTTTTGCATAGCCAATATGAGCAATTCATTTTGCCCATAAAATCGCGTTTTTTCGGCCTATTTTCACACGTCGAAACTATTTGCAATTATCTACACTAAAAGTCCTTGCAAATTGAAAACGAGCCTGTATAATGGGCGATGCGGCACAACGATAAACTAAACTGAAAGGGCTTGCAAAATGACTAAATTATCAGCACACGGCGACGAAGTCGGCCGGATCGTATACACGACGTGCACCAAGGCGTATATGAGCGACGGCAAGGTCTTGAAAAATTACGGCGACGGTTGGAAACTGTACAGCACGATTAAACCGGAATTTACGCCCGCCAGCGCGTACGCCAGCTCACGCGCAGCGTTAGCAAAATGGGAAGCTGCTTACCCGGCGGGCCTGGCGTACAAAAAAGAATTGCACGCACTCGCCGGGCAAGGCAAGCGCCTTAAACTGCACACGGCCGTACAGCTCATGCCTGATGATGCTGATGGCGTGTGGTCTGAGGCGTGCGACGGGTACGGCGACAATATCAGCGCCGACGTTGACGAAGTAAGCGCGCTGTGCAGGTTATACCTGGCTGCGTGCGAAGAAAGCAAAAGCAAAAGGCTTGCAAAAGAAACCGCGCAAGCGTAAATTCTAAAACCGCTGTATCCATGCCCGCACAATTCCGTGCGCGCATGTTAGTAAACTAACCTAAAAAGGCAAAAAATCATGGCTACCGTAAACCTCTACCGCACCAAATTAAAAGCCGCAAGCCGCTTTATGGCGATCAACGATACCCGCTATTATCTCAAGGGCCTGCTAATCGAATCGAACGAGCTGCAATCGCGCATTGTCGCGACGGATGGCCACACCTTATTTGCAGGCTTTGACGATGCAAAGGGCGATAATGTAGGCTCGTTCGCGGGCATAATGCCCGCTGATACCGTCAAAGTTATTTTGAGCTGGAAAGCAAGCTATAAAAGCGCGAACGATGCCCCAGTCGTCGTCACCACGTCCGACGATCCATTAGGTGAGCATCGCGCAGAATGGTGCGGCAACGTCGTTATTTTCCGCGTCGTCGAATGGCGCTATCCAGACTATACTCGCGTGATCCCGCAAGCGCTATCCGGCCTTGCCGGAAATTATGACCCCGATTATCTCGCACGCGCAAAAGCCGCCGCCGTCGATCTCGGCATGTCGAAAAAGTACGGTATTAATTTCACGCAGAACGGCGACGGGCCTGCGCTTGTCACTTTTAGCGCGCAGGCTTTTGCGGTCATCATGCCGATGAGGGGTGAGCCGGGCGACATTGGCGCGGCAGAATGGGCGCGGGCTAAAATAACTGAGCAGGTAGATTATCCGGCGCTGCACGCGGAAAAGGCCAAAGCCGCAGCATAGCACGCGACCGCGTTACGCCTGGTTCTGGACCGGGCGTAACCGGGCGCGCGTTGAGCGGGCCAATAAACTAACCTACTCTGAAGGGTAAAATCATGCAAAAATTCGACGATCAATCCTACGATCCAAAATACAACGCGCAGCGTAATCTGCAAGGGCGCACGCACTACGTTGACGATGCGACCTTGCGTTGTTTTCGTTCGCGTGTTTTGTTGACCGCAATTAATTTTGACGGGCTTTTGTTCGGCCTGGTCGAATCCGTTAGCCTTAACCCTGACCACACGGCGCGCGGTTTTCGTTCCGTCGTGTTCGATTTGTTCGGTACGATTATTGACCGTAAAGGCTTGGACGATTGCCGGAAAACGCGCGCTGCTGCGGAAAAAGACATGCGCCGCACAATGCAGTCCGTTGACGCGCTGGCGCACACTTTGACCGCCATAGATGAGCAAAAGCGCGCCTATGGGCGCGATTTGGACGCGTTCGCGCGGGCGCTTACTGAAAATAAAAAGGTGGCGTAACCATGCTATATCATATGCGAGACATGAAAAAGCCCGCGCAAGCGGGCGAAACGCTCGCCCAGGCGCTGTTATGCTTTGCGCTTGCCATGTCCGCCACGGCGCTGGCGCTGGCAATCGGCGCGGCGGTAGTCTGCCGATGAATGTGAAAAACGCTATTAGACCGCCTGATATGACCTGCCAGCATTGCGGTGGGAAAGGTTTTCAAACAATCCAGCGCGCGGCGGGCCAGTCTTTCGTCTGTAAAACGTGCCGCAGGACGTACAGAAAGAAATCAACCAGCGGCTCTGGCGTTATCGCGGGGCCGGTTTATCATCGAACGAGAGAGGTGTAAAAATGCAATTAACCACCGAAGAACAGGAAAGACAAGCGTACGCGGCGGGCGATACCGCCCTTGCTACGGCCTGGGGCCGGATTATCGATCTGGAACAGGAACGGCTACAGCTGCGGCAGTGCATACGCGATGCTGCGGACATGATCGACGACGATCTGGAATGGGTAGACCGTGCGGTCAAGCTACTGGATAGCGACGAATGATAGCCCTCGCTGCGCTGCTATGTGTCGCCTTGCTGGCGATCATGTTCGACCTGTAGCCAATCCCACCAACAAAAAAGACGCCCCTCAAGGGGCGTTTTTCATTTTACGGACGCTAGCATAACGGGCGGCGGCGGCCCCTCGACCATCCGCCGTAGCTCCGATTTAGTGTAACGCTTGGCGACGTCCACAGCGGCGAAAACATGCTTTTTAGTGTGCAGGCCAACCGCAGCTAACCGCCCGCAGTCTACCCATCCGGCTTCTTTGAGCGCGTGCAGGAGCGCGGCCTGGGGCACCTTGACCCCACCGGGCGCGGCACCCGATAGGCGATCGCATACGGCGTGAAAGGGCGATCCGATGACACCGGCGCTAAATTCACCCTGCCGCCCGCGCAGCATCTCGACCAGATACGACTCGGCCATGCTCATCCCGTGCTCGATCAAATTCTGTTTAAATTCCGTCATCGCGGGCGCTGCCGACGGGTTAAACCGCGACACATCACGGCGCGCCAG